AGCTTGTCTATCTTCAATTACTTGATGAACAGCTACTTTAACAAGTTTATTAAGTAAACTTGTTACTACTGGACGTTCAGCATTTGCCTCCTTCTTTAATTCAGGATTCCAAACTTTGATAGTCTTTTTTTCTACAGATTTCAAGACGGTATCTAGGTCTTCACCTGTGATAGCTTTACACATAGAATCTGCAACTTGATAGCCGGGAAGAGGATATTTTTTACCATCTTTTACATAGTAAGTTTTATTTCCCTTAGCTTTACCGGATTTAATCCAAAAGTTCTCTCGGAGTTCTCCCATATTGCCACTATTCTTTTCTAGAATAATGTTAAAGCTGACTGCTTCAGATGCTGATTGATTCAGATATACCATCTTAACGGTAGTATCATATACTCCAGATTCCCATATAAATCCACTACCCATTCTTTCGATAGATTGTGTTTCTATATCTTTAGGAAGTTCCCATTCACTCATAGTTTATATCCTTTATTTTGAGTGTTAAAAATAATTATAAATTAGCCATTATTATTAGCTTGAGCTTTCTGTTCTTTCTGTTTCTCAAGAAATTCATCTAATACCTTAGTAAATTCTTTAACAGACATACCTGGTTTTCGTTTTACAGTTTCTGCGGCAATTTCCTGCACTACACCGATACCAAGTTCTATAGCAGCATATGTCATATTTTGAGTAAGAGTAGTTCGTAGATTGTCTCGTTCATTATCTATAATTTTATCATTGCCTTCGTGGCTCATAGCTCTCCTTTTTAGTTAAAAAATAAAATGCCTCCCCTGGTCAAAGGAGAGGACTAGTGTTTTATAACTCTTCAGTTAGGATAGGTCCCATAGGAGGAGGAGACCTCATAAGGAAGGTCGAACAGTCCTATCCTGCAGTAGATAAATTTAACGTGGCTCTAATACTGCGGTACCACCACGTTATTATATCACTTATTTGTAATATTCATGAAGTCGATTAATAACATTTTGCAGGTTGTTATCGATATAGGTTTCGTTTCTAGGCCACATTCCCATAGGACTACGAATTCTCTCATTAACTGTTTCTTTAGTTAACCGAGTTTGAAATACATATTTAAACCCGTTCTCTTTATCATCTGGAGTAGCTTTAAATATTGGGGATTTAGCAATCTTATCCTCTAATTTAGTTAGAGCTACTTTCTTAGTTGAAATTACACAAGTAAAGAAACTTTCAATGCCCTGATTCATTAGGGAACCTTTAACTTTAACCATAGTTTCATTTATCATTTCAGATTCATTGAGAATATCTGAAGTATGAGCTAAAAATACTACATTCTTGGTAGATTTAGCTACTACTTGGGACATCAGTATTTTCATATATTGTGCGTATTGCCCCCAGGCTTGCATGGTATTTGTTGAGTTTAGTACTTTAGTACTTTCGTACATATCCATTAAGTATGTAAGAGTATCAATAACAATAGTATGAATATCAGACATTTTCTCGGCTTCTTCGAATGCTTGATATACTTGAGTTGGATCAGTAACAGTTAGTTCTTTAAATTTACTTTTAAAAGGTAATCTCTTACCATTTTCACAATTCAAATACATAACTCCTTCAGGTTTATCCATGTATAGTAAGCTAGCGCTTTTACCAGAACTAGATTTTCCTGAAACTAATACTAAATGATTATTATTCATTATGCTCCTCGTTTTTGAAATTCCTTACTAATTGATTTAACTGTACTATTTCTGAATTGATCTTCAGGTAGTGGTGCATCTAAGGAATTATTAAAGGTTTCTAATTTTTCTACTATGTCACCTAAAGCCCATTCCGCATCAATTAATACCATACCAAATCGGTATAAGTGATTAGCTCTATTTCCTTTAGCTGTATGAGTTTTAAACCAACGCTCCATATTACCAGCACCAGTAGCACTGATCTGTGCCTTTGTTTCATCAGATCGTTTGGTTTCTGGAATAAACATAGTAGCGTCTATGGTAAGTCCATTGTTGTATTCATAATGTCCTGGATATCCGGCCCATTTTCTAGCAATATCTTTAGCGCCTTCGTCTACAGTAAACGGTAACCATTCAAATACATTTTCCATAAATCTAGAATAATCAATAGGAGTTAATTTAATTCTATGTGATATAGGTAAAATAAGTCTAAATCTATTTAGTTCTTCAGTATGTCGTTTAGTCGTAGAAATAAGGAATGTGTAGTCTTCTAATAGCACTTTAACCATAGGTATATTTACGTCTCCATCACAATCCAGAATAAGTAGATCAAATCCTGGAATAGCATTTTCACTTGTGCGATGACCATTAACAAATCCATGAGCGGTATAGTGAAATCCCTCTGCAGTAGTTAATTTATGTAACATATCAAATGGAGGTTTTGGATCTCGGATCTCGAAGTTGTATGCAATATCCCTACTAATTGCTACTGTCAGGCTATTTAGATCAGTTTCCATTAGTGTTTCTCCTTGAAAGAACTCAATATCATCTAATGTCCGTTTTTTGATGATAATATTGTTTTTATACCCAAAAGACGTAGCTAAGGTCATTAAATCCTTTCTTTGAGCCTCTGAGCCTCTGTAGAATGGCAGTTCTTCGACCAACTCATGCTGGGTTACCTCATTGTCACAATCCGCTAAATAGTGCGCTAAGCGCTCGTAGGGTCCTTGTTTCCTCATAAGTGTATGAAAAGCTTCTCCTGAGTCCTCAACTACACTAATTGCGTAATCTAGGTGATCCTGTGTGATTTCTGTCGAGTTATCTGCAAATGTATAGGCACCTGCTAATTTAATAACTTTATAGTATCTATGTGACATTTCTGCTTTATGTATAGTCATATGAGCTTTAAAATCATCAGCTTTATCTTCACATTTCATTTGATATTCAATCAAATAAATATGATTAGCTTCTGACATTTGTAATACTGGGTTAAATGGTCTCTTAGCAAAATTAGTAAATGTTTGCTGAATTGACAATATATCCCTTGCTAAAGTAACATCTACCATCTGTTGATATCGTTCCTGCGCAGATGCGTATTTAGTTCTATGGCTATCTATCGTATATCCAAATAGTAGTCTACGAGCATACCCAGTTTCCAGAAATTGTTTGAATTCTTCCTCAACTTTTCCACCATCTAATAGCTTGGTAGGTGTACCAAACATCATTAAATTAGTGGGAGTGTTACCTGGTAGTTCTTCTGATCTGATATTGTCTATAGTATTTTTAATAAGTTTTTGTTTTACTAAACCTACGTCATAGAGTTCAAGAAATGTATTTAATACATCTGTATTAGCAGTTATATGCGATCCAACCTCATCTAGTTCTAGATTCATAGAACCTGCAGAAGCTAATAATAGTTTTTCTCGCATTTGTTTAACAGCTGGAGTAGTTCCACTATCAAAACTAAAAGCTAGTTCTCCTAAACCATCAAAATGTTTTAGAAACTTAGTATGTTGAGTATCGTATTCTTCGTTAAATGGTGAGATACTTTGGCCGCTATTAATACGTGCTTGTGCTCTTTCTTGAGCTAAAATTTGAATGTGTTCTTCGGCTTTTCTGGGGAATATATTATTCAGGAATTCTTTTTTGAAGTGAGTTATAAACTCACGTTCTAGAATATTAGTAGAGTGTCCCTTACCTGTTCCTGATACCATTAGATTTAATACATAAGTATTAACCGGAACTACATCTCTATCGTTTGTTTGAACATTACATCGCATCATCGAAGCTACTTTAGACAAGTAATATGCAGTTAGAATGCGAAAAAAATGTCGATTATCATTGTTAACTTTGCGAACAAGGATATCGACTATCTTTTCAGAAAACGGATGGTATTTTTTCATATTATTTCCTTGGAAACATGTATCTGCTCGAAATCCATAAACCAACATAGAATACAGACATAGCAATAATACAATAAAGTGAAAACATTCCTAATAGTTCATACCAGTCCCAATCTGGAAAGTTAGCGACATAGTATGTAGTTTCATGGGGTCCTTGTTTCACACGTAATATAATAGTTAATTTATCGTCCTTCAGTATTTCCATCAGAAGTCTCCTCTTTTAAATCTCCAATAAATATTAAAGCTATATCTATCAAAACTGAGTCTTCTGTTTCTATAGTGCCTTTCCCTACTTCTTGTAATACATGTGCTATATATTCTATTTTCTTATCTTTACTTAATGTCATCAATTACCTCCTCCTCTTCCTCAATAGTTTCAGTAACTAACTTGATGTAACCATCGGTGGGTACAAGATCTACAATACCGGTTTTACTAGCTGTATCTAATTCAGAGATCCATACTGGAGTATTAGCTAGCATAATATAGTCTCTGTAATAATCGGATGAATGATCAGGTCCTACGAATGATGCTCTTATAGCGGTTTCACATATTGCAAGAAACTGAGCTACAGTTATTGGTTCTGTGCTTAGTTCAAATGCTAAATCAGAAGGATATCCAAAATAACTATGAGGACTACCTGGATAATGCTTATCAGTTATTTTTACAAGTAACCCAACTCGTTCTCTCTGTAACGCTTTTACTAAGCTACCTAATGTCATTTGATGCTGTGCTCGTTGTTTAGGATTATTAGCGTATAAATCAGGTCTAGATTTTTTCATTTGCTGTAATGTTTCTTTTAGTTTTTTCTCCATACTAGTCTCCCCCTTGTGATTTTCTTATTTTTTTAAGGCCTTCTTTTGAGATACGCCCTCCATGTGGTTCTAATTTATCAGGACACCGATTCTCGGTGGCATCTCTTCTAATAAAAGTATCTCTTTCCTGGGTTCTCCGTTCCTTTTTTCTTCTGTTTTCTATTCTTTTATCTTTGGTCATACCTTCTCCTCAAATAAATAGTTTTATATTTTTGAACACTCCTACACCTGCTAAGCATTTCAATTATACGTTTCTGCAATCCTACAGAGAAATTGAAGTACTATCAAAGCTGGGGTGCAGGTGTGTCCGAATATTTTATTGGCGGGCAGTGAGCTACGCAATTGTATCGCTACCACTTTAATGTCGCAAAAACTAGTATTGCTCCCGACAACCAATGGAATAGAACAGACTGCCAGGCGCTTGTCAATCTACATAGGCGTACGATCCTATGCTAGAAGACAGCCTTTTTATCTTATCCTAGCAGCCTGGACCTCTCTTGGAGGAGATCGAAATTTTTTTATATTTATAAGATTTGTCGTTCTTCGATTTAAATCCGTCCCATGTTTTTCTTTGAGTAGAAGATAAAGACCATTCTTTTTTATTATATTCATTAAAAAGATTTAAGGCCTTTTCCTGGGATATTTCTTCTTTTAATATTCCATTTCCGTCATAAATTTTAATTCTAGAGATCATAATAGTAATCTCCCATCTGCTAGCATAGTATCTGCTTGAGTACAGATACTAATAACTGGGCAATAACGACATGCTTTAACTTCTCCTGGGACTGTTTTAACTATTCCAACATCCCCATCAACAGATTTACGAACTAATGCTTCATCCATGGTGTTAAAGTTTTTAGTAGATCTGTCTAATTTATTAGGATTTTTATAGTATTTATATGTTGTCTGTGAAGCCCAGAGTTCTTCATCAGTACAGTGTGGTAATCCTTCTTGTGGAGTATCTGCAAGATCTTCC